TCGCGTTGGCGTGAATGTACTCAACAGGCTGGATCGCTTGATCCTTGTAGTGGTCACCGGCGACTTGTTTGTCCAATGCGTTCATCGCACCCTCGTTTCTTTTAATATATTCATCAATCAATTTAAATTCGTTTGCGAATCTTGCGTTGAGACAATGAGGGCAAACATCACCAGCAGCCCCTTCCCAACGGTGTCGTATGCAAAAATTGATCATTTCAACCCCAGAGTGAGTTTTTCAATTTCACGAATGTAATATTCAAAATCCACAGGCAACTTGCCTGCATCCTTGATGTCGTTGCAAGGCTGGACACCCCAGCCAGACTCCACGCCAATCTTGCGCCACACCTCGGGCTTGGCCTTCAGGGGCGGCATCCATTTAAAGAGGCGACCGCCACCCTGGGCGATGTAGTAGCGCGTTGTGTTCTGAAGCTGTGACGCCACGCCATCGTGTTCAATCGCCAGATAGCTGCTGCGCGGCACCTTGGTGCGCAGCATGAAGTCCATGATGTGCGGCCACTGCTCCACGGTCTCGCGGATCGGGGCACCGTCAACCAACACCTTCTCGGCCACCTTGGCAACCACCAGAGCGCCGTGGTTCTGGTGCCACTCCATGTCCCACTCGTACGCACCTTTGCGCTTGGTGCTGCCGTCCTCAAACACCCCGATGTAATTGTTGACATCGCGGATCATCATGGCCTTGTAAACGGCTTCTTCAAGGTTCAACCCTGTGCGCTGCTGCCATGCTGCACGGGCGGTGTCCACCAGATACTTGTTGGCGCGGGGCACGCGCACCGTCAGACCATCGGTGTTCACTTGAATCAGGCGCAGACCCTCAATGTGCATCAACCCCTCGGCCAGTAGGCACAGCAGCAGTTGACCGTTGAGCGTGATGCTCATGGTGAACAGCGGGTCGTAGAACACGCTGAACCGGCTGTTGCTGTCACCATAGACACCGTTCAGCGCCAGCTTCAGCATCGCTGATTCGGCTGACTTCTTGGGGTATGTTTTGCGCTGCTCAAACAGGTGCTGGTAGATGGAGCAAAAGGTCTTGCCAAGGTGCTGGGGGTAGAAGCCATTCTTGATTGCCAAGTTTGGATAGTACGAAGTGACATCGAGGTCCACGATGACAAACTCATCGTCTGACTCAATGACTTCTGACTCAACGCTTCCATGAATACCGCCTAAACCAAATACAAAATCAAAATTGTTCACCCTGGCGATGAGGTCCGTGAAGACCCCCTTCGTCTCGGTGATCTGTTGCTGCTTGAACCAGTCCAGCACCCGGTTGAACTCGGGCTGCTCAAACTTGATCCACGGCAGGATGGCATCCTTGAGCGCAATCACTGGGCGCGGGGTCTGCCTAGGTGTGCGGCCATTGGGGCCGAAGTCGTAGCACGCGACACCGGCTTCCTCCAGCTTCATAACGAAGTAGTCTTTGCCGATCTTGGTGTCGTTGTGGTTCATGAAGTCGCGGTTGTACTTGTGCGTGAGTTCTTCACGAAACCGGATCATGCCCAAGGTGTGGTGATAGAACGCCTTGGTCTGCGCCACATCGTGAGCGTTGTACTTCTTGAGCACCTGAATCTGCTCAGGGTTCAACGTGGTGCCGACCTTGAACGGCAAGTCCTCAATGTTGTCCGAGCGCATGTTGAACTCAAGCACCTTGAGACTGGTGGATCGGGCGCGGTTGTCAAAGTGGTGAATCTTGAACAGGTCGATCTGCTCAACGAATCGGTCAGACGGGTTGATCTGGTGCATCCATTTGCCACCCTCGTCATCGTCTTGCGAGTGGATGATCGCCATTGCCTTGTCGTACAGGGCGCGGGAATCACTGTGACCCATGCGGATCAGGGTGTGCAGGACAGGATAGTCAAACCCAAGGTTGTTGAACCCGATCATCCTGGCGTTGGTGTCCTTCGTCAATCAAACACTTCAGGTGTATGTGGGGTTTCATACGATCGCACCAGAAGTGCTTGGCACGCCTACATTGGTACAGGGAACAAAAGGACCCACATTGGTTACTTTGGGAAAAAGGAAGATGCCGTTAAAGCCCGTACAGACGCTGAGCGTAAGTACGAATATCACGTTAACCACGGAAAGAGGGACGTATGGGTCGCGTAAAAAGAAAAGGATGTTTTGAGTGGGACATGGAGTGGCACCAGAACCACGGCGCTCTGGTGGTTGCCAAGGTGGCCGAGAAGGTGCTGGTTGACGGTGCCCCGATCCGCGAGACCGTGGAGCAGTGGCCGCACATCATGGACTTCATGCTTCGCACCAAGGTGCCGCGCTCCAGCTATCTGGCGATTGAACACGATGGTGTGGCGTCACAGCTTCAGAACACGACTCGCTACTACATCGCCCAGGGTGGTGGTCGCCTCTTTAAATGGATGCCGCCCCTGAAGGCCAAGCCCGAGGTGTGGCGCAAGATTGGTGTTGAGTCTGGATGGGGTGTCCAGCCTTGCAACGACATCAAGGATGCAGGCAAGCTGCCTGTGGATTTTGAATATTACATTCGTGAAGTGGAGAAACTATGTCTGGGACTGGCATGAAATTCGCAAACGAATTCCAACTGATTGCCGAATATCTTAAAAGAAACGAGGGTGTGATGAACGCATTGGACAAACAAGTCGCCGGTGACCACTACAAGGATCAAGCGATCCAGCCTGTTGAGTACATCCACGCCAACGCGATTGGGTACTTTGAAGGCAACGTGATCAAGTACGTCACCCGCTGGCGCAAGAAGAACGGCATCGCTGATCTTGAGAAGGCCAAGCACTACATCGAATTGCTGATCGAACTGGAGACGCGAAATGCTGGAAAAACAAATTGAGGCCAAGGTCTGCGACTACGCCAAGAGCAAGGGCGTGCTGGCCTACAAGTTCACCAGTCCAGCCCGTGCCGCTGTGCCTGATCGTCTGTTCATCGGACCCGATGGGCGCATGTGGTTCTGCGAGTTCAAGCGAGAGGGTCAGGTGCCTACGCCAGCGCAGTACCGGGAGCACGACAAGCTGCGCCAGCAGATGGTCAACGTGTTTGTGATTGACAACGTGCCCGAGGGTAAGTTGATGATTGACGTGATGGTGATGGGATGCTGAAAGTTCTTGTCGCCTGTGAATACAGTGGCCGGGTGCGTGACGCATTTGCAAACATGGGTCACTTTGCAATGTCGTGCGATTTGCTGCCCAGTGACGCCCCAGGGTTGCACTACCAAGGTGACGTGACCGACATCCTTGACCAAGGATGGGACTTGATGATTGCTCACCCACCATGCACTCATCTAGCCGTGTCCGGTGCGCGTCATTTCAAGGCTAAAAAAGAAAGCGGTGTTCAGCAAGAGGCTCTTGAATTCGTGCGCCTTTTGCTGAATGCACCCGTACCAAAAATTGCACTGGAAAATCCCGTAAGCATCATCAGCAGTGAAATTCGCAAGCCTAACCAAATTATTCAACCGTGGCAATTTGGGCATGGTGAGACCAAAGCCACTTGCCTTTGGCTCAAAGGTTTACCAAAACTGGTGCCAACCAATATCGTGGAAGGTCGAGATGACCGTATCCACAAAATGCCCCCGTCGCCAGACCGTTGGAAACTTCGCAGCACAACCTACCAAGGCATTGCTGATGCGATGGCTGCACAGTGGGGTGGAATATGCTGACACCTGATTTACTCCACGGCTACCAGCAAAAGGCTGTCAACTTCCAATGCACCCGACCCCACTCGATGCTGTGGCTCGATATGGGGCTGGGCAAGACCGTGATCACACTGACCAGCTTGGCTCACTTGATCCGCACCCAGTTCCTCAAGGGCGTGATTATCGTGGCCCCGATCCGGGTCATCCGACTGGTCTGGAGGCAAGAAGCTCTGAAGTGGGAGCACACCAAGCACCTGAAGTTCAGCATGATCACCGGCACCAAGGACCAGCGCACCCGCGCCCTGCTGCGCCCTGCTGACGTGTACCTGATCAATTACGAAAACCTCGGCTGGCTATCCGAGACGCTTCAGACCTACTTCGTCAAGAAGGACCGCCCGATGCCGTTCAACGGAATCATCTGGGACGAGATCAGCAAGATGAAGAACAGCGCCACGAACCGGGTCAAAGCGTTTCGCAAGATCGCTGACCAGTTCGCATGGACCACGGGCCTCACTGGCACCCCGGCCTCCAACGGGTACAAAGACCTGCATGGTCAGTTCCTTGTGGTGGACAAGGGTGAACGTCTGGGCACCAGTAAAACAGCGTTCCGCACCCGGTTCTACCGCAAGGCGGGGCCGTACAAAGAGGTGCCTTATGAGGACACCGAGGACACGATCAAGAAGCTGATCGGCGACATCACGCTGGAGATGAGCGCAGAGGACTACAACCCGCTGCCCGATCTCATGATCAACAACATCGAAATCGAGATGCCCGACACCCTGCGTGCCATGTACGAGAAGATGGAGAAAGAGTTCTTCCTGACCCTTGACAGCGGCACCACGGTGGAGGCGTTCAATCAGGCATCGTTGACCAACAAGTGCCTCCAGTTCTCCAACGGTGCCATGTACCCGGTGCCAGGGATGCCGCTGTGGGAGCCGGTGCATGACCTCAAACTTGAAGCCCTTGAGGACATCATCGACGAGGCCAACGGCTCACCGATCCTGTGCTCCTACGCCTACCGGTCGGACGCTGCCAGGATCATGGAGAAGTTCAAGCACTTGGACCCGATCAACCTGACCGACTGCAAGAGCGAGGCATCGCTGACCAACGCCATGCACCGGTGGAAGACGGGTGACTGCTCCTTGATGATCGGGCACCCGGCGTCAATGGGTCACGGGATTGACGGGTTGCAGGCCAACGGACACATCCTTGTGTGGTTTGGTCTCAACTGGTCGCTGGACCTGTACGCCCAGTTCAACGCCCGAGTGCGCCGCCAAGGTCAAGGGGTGCCGGTGATCTGTCACCGCATCCTGTGCCAAGCTACGCTGGACCAAGCGCAGGCAATGGCGCTTGATGAGAAGGCTTCAACCGAAGCAGGGTTGCGCAAAGCAATCAAAGAATATCGCCAATCGAAAGGACATTGAAATGAGTTACGCAGAAATCGAAATGAAAGTGGTGCAGTGGGGCGAGGCCCGCGGCATCGTGCAGAACGCGACAGCGATGTCGCAGGCCATCAAGACACTGGAGGAGACCACCGAGCTGCTTGCCGCGATCAACAAGAAGGATCGTGATGAGGTCAAGGACGCCGTGGGTGACATCGTGGTCACATTGATCATGGTGTGCGCTGTGATGGACATCGACTTGGTGTCTTGCCTCAGGGGTGCTTATGACGAAATCAAGGATCGCAAGGGTCATTTGACAAAAGAGGGTGTATTTGTCAAAGAGGTGTGATACACTTGTGTCACATCAACCATTGGAGTAAATGTCATGAAGCCGTTTCAGTTTGTCAGGGCGCTGTATGCGCCACCGAGTCCCGAGTCGATTGCACTGCGGGAGCTTGAGGAGTCCCGGCGTGACCTGTTGGCCGCGCACACGGCGCAGGAGTACGCATCTCGCATGGTCGAGTTCCACAAGGGCAAGATCAAGCGCCTGACTTCTTTTCTCAAAGAGACGATGGACGAGGTGCAATCATGACCCAGGCACAACGAGTGTTTGAGGCCGTGATGCGCGGCAAAGGGCACGACGACTTCACCAAGTCGCCGACTGGCCGGTATCTGAATGCTGGCCTGCAAGTGCGCTGGCCCATGTTCTTGCTGGGCTGGGAGATGAGGGAGGCAACCAAATGAACACATGCAAACGCTGCGGTAAACCCGTTGGCACAAACGATTGGGACATTCACACCTGCACCCCGAAGCCTGGGCTGTGCGATGGCTGCGAGACAGTCAGCCACTGCCTCAAGCACGGGTGCATTCCGAAGCACCAAGCCCTTGAGCAGATGGCGCAGAACGCCCGTGAGTTGGGGTTGGACTATGAGTCTTCAGAAAACACCAAGGCGGCTTACCAGCGAGGGTACTTGGACGGCATGGCGAAGCCTTGCGTGGAGTGTGCAGACCGCACATTTGTTGGGCTGGCGAACACAGAAAAATACGCACTGGCTGATGATGTTGCGCGGCGCGGAGTTCCTGTATTTGAGGCCATCTGCGAAGCCGAAGCCAAACTCAAGGAGAAGAACACATGAAGACCGTCATTGAAATGGCACGGGAGTCTTGGCTGGACACATACGGACTCGGCAAAGACCACGCAAGTTTCGTTGAGGCACTTGAACGCTTTGCCGCCCTTGTCCGTGCTGACGAGCGTGAGGCGTGTATGAATGCCTTAAACGCGCTGCCGTACCAGCGTTCCACCAAATACGACTGCATGGACGCCATCCGAGCAAGAGGAGAAACCAAGTGAACATCATCATTTATTCCAAGAGCCATTGCCCCAACTGCACCAGCGCCAAGCGGTTGCTTGATGACAAAGGCATCGGGTACATGGAGTACAGCGTCGATGACCCAACGGTCATGGCGGCGTTCATCGCAACACACCAAGGCGTCCGTCAGATGCCGCAGATTTTCATTGAGGGTCAGCGCGTGGGCGGTCTGGCCGGGTTGCAACAAGCACTGAAGGAGCTGGGTTTATGACACCACTACAACGTGAAGCATTGCAGATGTGCCTTGATTACATCGAGACGGACGCGCATGAGAGACGTCATGTGCGGTGGAAGATTCAAGAAGCACTGGCAGAGCCGCAGCAGGAGCCTGTGGCGGCAGTGGCATGGCAACAAGGATATGACCAAGGAGTTGCCGATGAACGCATAAGCGAGGCAAACATCTGTATTGCGGGGTTTGGCGCAAAGGTTAATCCAGCCAGAAATAACCCTTACACATCCCCACCAGCACAGCAGGAGTTCGTGTGCAGCACAGGGCTGTGCCGCTACCGCAAGCCGCTGACGGATGAGGAGATTGAGTCAATGTGGATTGGCAGTGTTGGCTTTCTGAACCCAATGCTGAACCAGCATACGCGACTTGCATTTGCCCGAGCCATTGAAGCCAAACACGGAATCAAGGGGGACGCATGACCTGTAAACACCGATGGGAGCCCAGCAACTTCGGCATCAAGTGGCGTAGACCAAACCACTACATGTACCAATGCACCCGGTGCAGTCAATTCATGTTCACAGTCCTGAAAGAAACAAAATGACCGCCACTCGATTCGCTCCAGTCACCAACATCTTCACCGGCGAGGAGGTGATTCGTTTTGTCGCGATCCCCCAAGTCAACACCAAGCGCAAGGGGGAGACGCAGCATGACGCCAAGTTCACCACCCTACTCGACTTCAAACAGGCATTGCTGGTGCCCGAGCATGAGTTTGGGGGCATGAGAAAGGCTTTGCAGCGGTTCTTGGATAACAGGGGTCTGCGTGCCAGCGTCACCATGCGCCAGCGCAAAGATCACCGCACCAAGAGCTACACGATCTGGCTTGCCAACGAACCGCCTCAGGTTCACATCAGAAGGAAGTCAGATGAGAAAGCGTAGCAAGTACCGCCCCAAGGAGCAACTACTTGACCCGTTGAACTGGGTGATCTCGGGCATGAAGCCCGTGATGACTGCCACCGAGATCATGGGGAATGTGCGGATCAAGAACCACTTGGCGCTGCGCTGCGTGGTGGAGGGCACCGCCACTCGCAAAGACATGGACGTGCTGATTGAGGCGTTCAACGTCACCGAGGCGCTGACACGGGTTGACGCATCGTTGGGTAAGGACTGGTCAACCGAGATCAGGGCGGGTCAGGATGCGCTGCTCACGATGTGCAGGCGGGGCGTTGCCAAGGGTGACCGCTTCGTGTTCACCGGGGCCGAGTTGAACGCCGCCAACACCGTCATGGAGATTCATGACGCGCAGCTTGAACGCTGCACCATCGCGCAGATGGAGAAAGCCCTGCACGAAATCATCAAGGACAAACGACTTAAGAAAGCGAGAGCCATTGTATGAACTGTAGTGACGGATACTGCACCAACTACGGGTGCAACCAGGGCAGAGATTGCCCAGTTAGGACAAGCAAGGTTGTGCCAGCCAAGGTAACCAAGGCCAAGCCTGTCATGAGGGCCGCTGACCCCCTGCCGCCGAGCATCTGGCGCTACCAGTTGAAGAAGCTGGCGTACTGGATGCTGCTGGCGATCTTGGGCGTGACCCTGTGGCCGACCTTTATTTACTTGGTGCTGCGCTTGTCGTAGACCGACCAGCCGACACCTGCCAGCGCGGCGGCACCGCTGACAATGGCGTCAACGGTTCCGCCATCAACGCCATACTTGACAGCGAAGCCGCCAGCCAAGGCGGTCAGGATGTGGCGAACAAGGGCTTGGATGATTGTTGCGTTCATGGGTATTCCTTCCAGGGTAACTGCCAGTGGGGTCCGTCTTTGAATCGTTTCCAGCTACCGCCCCACTCGATTGGGATCTGCAACTCAATGGATGCGGCAAGCATGGCGATGTGAATCTTATGGTACAGGGGCCAGACCAATCGCACTTGGTTGTCAACCCAAGCACCCAGATCGACCGCATGACCTGTCAGGTGGCGGCTCATGAGGGTCTGGCTGGCCCCGGCCTCAACGAGTGCCTTCTGGCGCTCTGGTGTCCTGAGACCCTCAAGCACCGTGAAGTCCACCTCGGTGATCTTGATGGCACGCTCAACCACTTTCACAAGGTCAGGGTGCACACCTCTGAGCCGTTGCTTGGAGCGTGGACCGAGGCTGTACATCAGTGACCCTTGAGCCAGCTCAAACCGAACCCGATGGCACTGGAGATGAACGACACGAATGCCATCCCTGCCCAGAAGCCACCCCAGCCTTGATTGGCAAGGGCCACCAGCTTCTCGACGTTGGCCTCCATCTTGTCCATTTTGCTGGACATCTCGTCAAAGCGCCGTTCGTAGTTCTGAACGCGCTCCCACAAGACGCCATATTTCACTGGGTCGATCTCGGCCATGTCTACTGCTTCCATGATGCTAGATTCTGTATTTTAACGAGCAAGGGCGTTTTGGTTCTCGTTTTGGGGTGCGAGATTGTTTGTCGGCACAGCAGGTGTTGCGGCGGCACGGGTTACGGCTGCCCCTTTTGCACCCCACGTTGAAGGGTTGTTAAGCATACGAAGCACGGCACCGCGCTCAACAGCGGGTAACGTGTTAAGCATTTCCAATGCGCTTTTACCGGACACCATGCCGTTTTTCAGCTTGGCGGCAACTCTTGGACCAAGTTCGCTTTCAAGCTGGTCCATCGCAAGATTGGCAAACGTGACTTTGGAGTTGAGCGTGTTACGAATGCGAGGAAACGTCCTGCCCGTTTTCATAACTGCTTCCGCAAACGCTTCTTTACCTGCCGCTGCTGCGGTTTCCATACCAGCTGTTCGTTCAATGTTTGACGCCAGCTTTTCCAAAGTCGGCATTTTGCTGCCCATCTCTTTGAAAATATCGTAACTACCTGGACCAAATACGGCTTCCACCGCATCTGGGTTATTACCTCGCACAAGACGCGTGTATTCCTGCGGAGCGTCTTTAAACAATTTCGCAGCTTCGGCGGCCATCACCTTTTGGTCAATGGCTTGCATGTTTTGTGAATACGTCTTAAGGTAGTTTTTCCATCCTGGGCCACCTGGCCCCGCAGCAGTTTCAATTGCGTCATCAATCAGTGGTCGAATGTCTTCCAGCACACGACGTGTAACTTTGGCGCTGATCTTGGGGTCTGCTTGACCCATGATTTGCTGGATGCGTTCGTTGATGCCTTCTTTGCGCAGTGTATATAGATCATGCGCGTCAATGACACCTCCGCCTTTCTGAGTCAGATTGGCAATGTCGTCTTTGATGGTTTCCAAAACTTTGACAACATTCGAACTTGCCCGAGTACCGGGCGCAGACAATTTTGTATTAATTGCGCCAATGATGCTTCCTGCATCAAGAGGTCTCAACCCATAGTCTTCTAGGCTACCAATTTGGCGTTCCAAAAACCCAGCTTCTGCACGACGCTGACGGGCAATTTTGGCAAAAGTGTCAGATGTTTCTTGCCATTCTTGAGCACGGTCACCCGCCGACAAAAAGCCGGGCTTGCCTTTGGCTGCTATGGCGGCTTGTTGCGCAGCTTCGGTTCCTGCTGCCACAGTTGATTGCCCTGTGCGAGCTGGACCCGTTACAGTACCTTGGATCAAGCCACCAGATGGAGGGGCAGGTACTGGTGAGGGCATTCCTTGGCGCAACGCATTAACCATTGATGCTTCACGTTGCTGCAACTGAGGGGCAAGACGATTTGTAGTCTGCGCGGCTTGGTTTGCTGCTTGCAGTTCTACGTTGCGCATGTCGGCAGTCAACTGGTTAAGGCGTTTGATTGACGCCTCATACGCAGCACGGGCTTCGGTAGCGTTACCGCCTTCCATCATTCGTTGCAGATCGGCAAAATCCGCAGCCGCTTGCTGTTTGAGTTTGACCGACAACTCGTCTGTGCGACCCGCAAAAGCGCCTAACGCTTGAAAAGCATTTTTTGGCACACCAGCAGTAGCCTGTGCCGCTGTCAAATCCTCAGGCGCAGCGGCCAATGCTGCGCGAATAGCGGCAATTTGGTCGCCTGCAACATTACGTGAAATTTGACCAGCTTTCACATTTGCGATCTGGCCGGTAAACACGTCTTTAAGAAAGCCTGACCCTTTGGCAAGAGCTTTTACAACAGGCGGGGCGACAAGTGCCGTACCTGCACCAATCATCGCACCTGTTGCGGCCTCATCGGGATTGATGATTGCAGATGACGCGCCGCCCAAAGTTGCACCACCTGCTGCTCGGGTAGCGAGGCTTCCTTTGGAAAACCCACCAGACCGAATGGCTTGCGCCAATGGTGCCGCTGCGGGGATTGCTTTCAGGGGTGCGGCAATTGCGCCGCCAACAGGAAGGGTGCCGATGATCTCAGCACCCAATTCGCCAGCGCCTGCAAGAAATGGAAATTCTTGCTTGAATGGTGCGACATTGGCCTGCGACTGAGCAAGACGTTGAGCAGCATCCTTTTGCAAAAACGCACCAGTGTCTGCGGCTCCAATAGCTGAAAGACCCTTACCCAGTAGTCGCTGACCACCCATCATCACGTTTGCCGCGCCACTGCTAAAACCTTGACCTATTGCTTCAACAGGTGCCAAACTTTCACCAACAGTGCTGCGTTCTTTGACTTGCGCTGCGGGTTTACTGAATGCTTGCTCAAGCGGTGGCACAAGACCGCGATTACGTGCTTCAGTAAGAAGCCCAAGTTTGTCGGCGGGCAAAATACCTCGGCGTTCAGCTTCTAAAAGCATTTCAATGTTGGCCATCAGTTACCCCCGCTAAGTTGTTTCAGCAGTTCCTCATTTGAAAGATTGCTGTACGGTGTAGCAGATGCTGGTTTTTTACTTGGTGAGGCAGGCGATTCGGCATTAGTGAGAGTTTGCATTGCCGATTCCATGTCGGGACTCCATGCCTTACCTGCA